GCAGTTGTATTGAAAAATCAAAACTCTCCTTAATGAGTGATGAAGATGCAAGTGCCGCAACACTGTCTGTGTACTTCGAGGGTAGGAATGAGATTTCTTAAATAATGTTGCAGACGTAAATAAAAAGAATCAGGGAAGAACCTGGAAACCTCCATGCGATTGGTATAGCGGCACGTATGGATTGCAAACCCGGAACATAGCTCAGTGGTAGAGCAGCTGGCTTATAACCAGTGTGTCGGTGGTTCGATTCCGCCGGTTCAGATTCGGTTGAATACTGGATGTTCTTTTTATGCAGCAGAAAGGAAGGACAAGCATGGCAAGAGAATTTGCAAAAGCATTTTATCAATCAAAACAGTGGCAGAAGTGCAGAACTGCTTACATAGCTTACCGAAAATCCATTGATGGTGGAATGTGTGAGTCTTGCCATGAAGCGCCTGGATATATTGTGCACCACAAGATACATCTTACTCCAGAGAACATCAATGATCCAGACATCAGCCTGGGCTTTGGCAATCTGAAATATGACTGCCATGCTTGCCATAATGCAGAACATGGGGCAGCAGCTGTTCCAGGTTTAGTTGAATATACCTTTGATTCACAGGGCAATCTGGTGCTAGGCCCCCCTAAAAACGATTAGGGCATAGGGGAACACGAACCGGGAGGGGAGATTAATTTTTACGCACGAAGAAATCGCGTGACCGGTGTAGTAGGAGGTGAGAACGTTGCAGAAAAATAACCCGATTTTTGCCGAAACAGGGGAACTCTTGAATAAAGAAGCAATGATTAAAAAAGAACTGAAAAAAATAAAATCAATTTACAAAGATCTGGATTTGAAGCGTAAGAAAAATGCGGAATCGCTTATGAATTCTGCAGCGTTTATGGCTGTTTCCATGATGGAATTAGAGCACATTATCAACCTGAAAGGATACACGGAAGAGTACCAGAATGGGGCGAATCAGAAGGGGATTAAAAAGTGCAGTGAGGTTGAAATCTATAATAACCTGGCAAAAAATTATCTTTCTTACGTGAAACAGCTAGACGATATGCTTCAAAAAGCAGGAGGACAGACCAAGAGTGATGAGCTCATAGACTTTCTGACGGGCGGTGGGTAAATGACGGAATTTGAGCAGTATTTCACCGGCCTTTTGGATGGTAAGATTGTAGCCTGTGAAAAAATGAAAAGAGTTGCAGACATGCTCCTTGAACAGTATTACTCTCCAGGGGAATTTCATTTTGACTATGATATTGCAAAACGTCACACGGATTTTATCGAAAGATTTTGTAAGATTCCATCTGGCAGGATTGGAGCTCCTTTAAAGTTGGAGTTATTTCAGAAAGCCAGGTTTCAGGCAATATATGGATTTGTAGATGACAATAACCTTCGCCAGTACAATGAATGTTTGATTGTTGAAGGTCGAAAAAACGGTAAAACAACGGAAACTGCATCTGTGGAAATTGATCTTTTAGTAAATGATCGGGAAGGTGCTCCGCAGATTTACAATGTGGCAACCATGCGCGATCAGGCAGCTCTTGGATTTACTGCATGCTACAAAATGGTTCAGCAAAGTCCCTTGTTAAGCAAGCATATCAAAAAGAGAGCAAGCGACCTTTATTTTAAACAGAATTTTGGATTTATAAAAGCATTGGCAAGTAACACCAACAGCCTTGATGGACTTGATGTTCATGGTGGGGTTATTGATGAACTTGCTGCTATAAAAAACAGAGATATCTATGATTTGGTAAAACAGGCAATGGGAGCCAGACGG